GCGCTGACTACAGCAGCAGCCCATGACTGCCAATCATCAAATGCATCAGGCTGCGGTATGCCCTCGTTTGCAAATACGTCAATTGCTTTCAAACCTTGGCCCCATTTCTTCCAATCAGTTTTTGGATCAGGTATCTCAAGTTGTTGTTGCGCATACAACTCAACCATGAGACAAGCCCACGAATCAAACGTGTGATATCGCGGGTCGTAAATAAGGGCTGGATTAAGAGCCATATGGCCTCGTATCGCCGATCTCAGCGGTCACAATCACTCTACCTAGCTGGTAGTTTCCACCAGCAACATCTGATACAAAGCGGAAGCGGATCTCCCTGCGCTGCTCACGCATATCAATCTTTCCTGTGTTTTCGCCAAAGTTGTATGGGCCACCAACAACGTCTTCTGCCTGAGCAAATGGTCTTCCATACACATACAGGCTCATCTCACCAGATTGGACAAAGTCAGGCTCTACACGATCAACACGCAGCCACTTGTTGTCTCCAACCATTTGAGGCTGTGCTGGGCCACCAGCAACCCATCCAAGGTCGCTGGTCTCAAAAAAGCTAGTTATTGCCAGTACGTCTTGTCCGTCAATCTCATCTGTTCCAATCTCGTGCTGGTACAGTTTGATGAGGTTAGCAACGGTGGAGAACGTCAGCGTATTGGTTCCAGTGGCTGTGGTGACCAACGAAAGTTGCAAGCCTTGGGCATAAATGGCAGACACTGGAATAGAGAAGCCTGACCCTGTTCCACCGATAGACGCAGCAGTTGCGCTCAATACATTGCCGACGATGTAGTTAGTACCACGAGATGTGATGGTCACTGATGTCACGGCGTTTCCAGACACAACGATTGTTGCCTTAGCGCTGAACCCAGATCCGCCTGTCAGGCTGACGTTGGTGTACGTTCCGTTCGTGTACAACGAGCCGCCAGTGATTGCTCCAAGCGTTTTGATGTTGCTCGAGGTAATACCAATGACCAACGATCCAGAGGTAATGCCAGTGCCAGAGACGGCCTGATCAAGAACTACGGATGTGTTAAAGGTGTCCGAGTAAACAAAAAAGCTACCACTTGTCAGAACATAGCTGTCTGTAAACAAAGGCGTGCTTTCGGTCGTAACCCAGCTTGCCTCAATTGGGTAGGCAAACACTTGAGAGAAGTATCCAGCGCTGCGGTAGGCACCATTGGACAGACCTGCGTCATACCAAGTGTTCTCGCGCACGTTGTAGATGATTGCATCAGTGCATTCAGTTGCATCACCACGAGGGTAGAACCACCAGATCTCACCAAACCTTGGAACCTTGGTTGCCCATACTTTTTGACGCTGGTTGTAGTTCAGGTTGTCAAAGAAGTAGTTCTGGTTCATGTCGTTGGGGATCTCACGAACAACGCCGTTGTACATGAGGAAGCGGTCAACACCACACCAGTAGTAGACACCATCGTACTCAATGGCTGACTGGCTCGACAGGATTGAAGATTGGCTGCTGATGATGTCATAGCGCCAGTATTGCGGGGGTGTTCCAACTCCACCGATGTAGGACACGCGAATAACGCTGTCAAGGCTCCAGAACAGGCCAGAAGGCGCGTTGGAGCCGCCCCTGACGGGTAAGCCTTGGACAATCTTTCCTGTTGCCACGTTGGTGGCATTTGCATCAGCAGACACCCAGTCGTTGGTATTTCCTGCCGAGCAATTCTGAATGAAGCCGTCATTGCCGTACACAAATAGGTACGGGTGCAACGAAACAATGCCTCCAGAGACCGAGATATTGTTGTTGAAGGTAAGCGTTGATGCCCCGTTTGCTGTGGCAGCAGCAGATAAAACAACCCGTTGGTATTGACCGAGGGTAAAAATAAACCCAGTTGTTGATGCAACGATTGTCGATACAGCGCTACCGCCAGAAGTTGCCGATAGGGTAAACGTGGTCGAGTAGTTGGTTGCAATAATGTAGTAGGTCGTACCAGAGGTAAGGCCAATGTACTTTGGTATGGTGAACACCAAGTTGCTTGTGCTTGCCACTACAGTTGTGAGTGCCGATCCACCAGAGGTTGCAGACAACGTGAACGTTGAGGTTCCATTTGTTGCAATGATGTAGTAAGTTGTTCCGCTTGTAACGCCTGTGTATGGCTTGGTGACAAAAGTCAGTCCTGTTGTCGCGCCATAGGTGTTCAGGATTGCAGTGCCGCCAGAGACAATCGACAGGGAGAACGTTGATGTGCCGTTGGTGGCTGAGATGTAGTAAGTCGTGCCGGGTATAAGTCCAGTACCCACGGGGCCAGAGAACGTCAACCCAGCCAGAGTGACTATGTTTGTCGGTATCGCTGCACCATTGATTGTGGACGACAAAGTGAATGTTGATGTCCCGTTTGTGGTGATGATGTAGTAGGTGGTGTTGGTAGCCACTCCGCTCAACAATACTGCTGAGAATGTCAGGCCAGTTGTTGTCCCAGCAGTTGTTGTCAGCGCTGTGCCGTTATATGCCGCCGATAACGTGAACGTAGAAGTTCCATTTGTAGCGATGATGTAGTAGATCTGGTTTCCGTTAACACCAGTTTCGCTTCCACTAAGGGTTCCAGTAACAAAGACTGGCTGTCCGATGTACAAGCCTGTGGTCGCAGTGCAGGAGCATTGACCAGCCGTTCCAGTAACTGCAACGCTGGCAAGAGTTGAGGAAGTAGGCGTTCCACGAACTGTAATTGGCTGTCCTACATACAACCCAGTGGTAGCCGTGCAAGAAAAGTCTCCAGTCACACTGGTGACCGCCACGCTTGCAAGAGTATTTGTGCTTAATGTCCCAGAGACGGTTACAGGCTGTCCAACAGCAAGGCCAGTCGTTGCCGTACATGAAAAAGTACCACTTGCGCCAGTGATTGCAACGCTTGCCAAAGTTGAGTCAGAAACAGTACCAGAGACAACGACCTGCTGACCGCTGTACAAGCCAGTGGTTGCTGTGCAGGAAAAAGTACCGCCTGTTCCAGTTACGGCGACCGACGATAAGGCTTCCGTGCCAAGCGATCCAGAAATGGTGACCGTCTGACCAATATAAAAACCTGACGACGATGTGCAGGAAAAGGTTCCGCCAGTGCCTGTGACCGTCACGCCAGCCAAATTTGGGGCTTGGAGGCCACTTGATACCACTGTGGTGCCAGAAGGTATGCCAGAACCTGACACGGTTTGTCCAGCGCCAATCAGGGTGTTGGTTTGGGATATGGTGACCGATGTGGTGCTGTTTAGATAAGCATTGGAGTCGGAAAATACCCCAATTTGGCTCATCGTGGTGCCATTGATATTCCCAATAAGAACAGGCGTGTTTTGCGTGCTGCTGATGGAATTGAGGTTTTGGCAGGGTGCGGCAATCAATGCCTGCAATCCGTTGCCGCTTACATCATAGAAGCCATCAAACTGCCAAAGGTTGTTGTCCGAGGCGGTGAAGTTGGACAGCGTGAAATCCAACACGCCTGATCCAATACCATTGTTGTCAATTCCAAGTGATTGGAGGCCATTGTTGTATCCGCTAAAGACGTAGTTGATGCCGTTTTGGGCGTTCACCCAGATACCACGGGATGGGCCAGACAATTGGGATGAGATAACCCGATATCCACCAATCTTGCGAGGGCGACCACGTTGGAACCGCACCCACTGACCATTAGTGTAGAAGTTTTTGTCAAAGACCGTCCCATCGCGCTGGATGCCAGCAACGGTATCAAGGGAAAAGACCTTGTTTCCCATTAGAAGGTTCCGCCTGAGATGCCAGTGGTGAAGTTGCCTGAGCCAGTTACCGCAAGACCAGTGGCAGTAAATCCTGCGGCTTTTACCCCCAGAACAGTAATGCCAAACTCACCGCTACCGGGGCGATAAACACCCGTACTTGTCTCAGAAGCAAAGTTCAACGATGGAGCGCCAGCAGAACCATTATTCAATGACAATGAACTTGATCCAGCAGAAACAGTTGCAGCGTTTAACAAGTTAACCGAGTCGCACAACAAAATTGCTTGGGCGCTTGCTGTAACCACCGCAGATGAGCCGCCAGCAACACCAGTTGTAAAGCTAACCGTGTAACCAGAAGATCCACCATTTGTTTGGTTGGTTATGTAGTACACCTGAATTGTCTGCGGAACAACAATGGTGACGTTGCCAGTCAAAGTGCCTGTGTACTTCTGGATGGTGTTAGAAGCCTCTGATGCTGTCAGGGTGTATGAACCAGAAGTAACAGCCTTGGTTAACTGCGAAAAATTAAACTGTGTGTTTTGTCCAAGGCCAACGGTATAAAACGCAGCGCCAGAGCAACTAATGATGCAAGAGTCAGCGGGTTGTAAAGCGATGGTTGACGCGCCGTTGATCAAGTCACCGCCAGATGGCGCAACCGTAAGCGTCCCGCTACCGCCATTACGCAGCAACATAAACCAGTTGTTGCCCAAGGTGGCTGTTGCTGACAGGGTCAAAGTTCCAGCGCCAGCAGTCCACACATAGGACGATGCACGATCCGAGGTAAGAGCCGTATAAGACGTTCCAAAAGTCTGGACTGGGTACGCTGTGTTCAGCGTGCTACTGATTGCCAGCAAACCATAGCCAGCAAGGGTAGCTGCATCGGTATTGGACGATCCAACGCCGAACGCAATGATTCCCCAAGTGCCAGTCGTTGTGGGGTTGGCAGTGATGTAGATGTACTGCGCCTGACCGGGGCTGACCGTAACAATCGTACTTGCCCCACCATAGCTTTTGACCGTTAAAGTTACTCCGCCAGTATTTCGGATCAGCGCATCTTGGCCTACCGAAGCCTGATTTGCTGGCGGCATCTCCAAGTAGTAGGCGGCGTTGGAGGTGGAGACCTCCATGATCCGAGCAGCCGCATCATCGGTTGCCGTGCCATTGATAGGCCACTCGAGTTGCAGTGTGGCTGTCAGCGTGATTGAACGGAACGAAACGTCCGTTGGCTGGATTACTTGTCCAGTAAATGGGCTAGTGAAACTCATACATCCCTCGCAATTGCTTGACGGTCAGCCAAACGCATGACATTCTCGTTTTGCAAGACCCCAATGATCTTGTCGTACTGAGCTTGCCACATCGGTATACGTTCGTCGTTTTTCAGGAAAGGCATCGCCTGCAAAAGCGACCCATAAAGCAGCGCTTGTGGGGCATACTGCGTGAACCAATTGGATTGGTTGGAAGAATCAAGGGGCTGGTTACGCTCGTAGTACAGCACCTCATAGGTGTATGCGGTAGACGGCGTAGGCGCAATCAGCCAATGCTCGTAGTCGTAGTCGCAGAAGTACAGTGGAACGCTCGTTGAACTGGCGTTGGGCCAGTATTCACGCAAATACTCGTAGGTGCGCAACAGCATGGGTTGGCGGCTACCAGCAACGGTCACGTTCATGGATACGGTTTTGCGCCAGCGGGCTGGCTTTGCCACAGTGGCCTCGTTTGCCACCATTGTGCTTTGCACCACCACCAAATTGCCCAAAAACT